CTTTTTTTTTTGGCTTGCACACACAAAAAAATTCTGGTCGAACGACTACCTCACCGAAAGCTTTCCGCGGATTTTTGGCGTTCTCACTGTCCCTCCAAAAAATCCGCCGGGACTAAAAACTTTGGGACCCCTTGGGACCCCTGGGACACGAGTCATTTGACCAAAATTATTTTCTATTTTGATGACTCGTTTGACCAAAATTATTTTCTCTAATCGTCAAATTGGTCATCTATGACAGGAAACTCGTATGGGACAAGATTATTATTTTCGTCGATCGTCCAAACCCTCCATCGATCTGGACTTGCGAAATTTAAATTCGGAGCCTCATTGGAAAAGACCCAAACATGAGGTGGCATCATCAAGAGCTCATCGGTCTTTCCATACATCGGGGATTCAACCCAACCATTTTTGATCTCCTCCAACGCGGAGAAAAGTTCTTGCTGTCTTTCGTCGGAGCCTCGGACTCTGGGGAGATCAACCATGTATATGCGGCGGGAGCCTTTAGCGATTACAGATGTTTTAATCTGCGTAGCGGTGCCAAGTGGGACTCTAGCGAAATCAAAGCATTGGGGGTTCATCCTAAGATACTTCATCAACTTAGATTTACCCGTACATCCAAGCACGTTGACAATCCAATTAATAGTCCTGTCATCTGGTGGTTCACCTACGGCATCTATAATCGTCTTTTGGAAGGGTCTGGGTTCTTTCATACAATCAAGATCCTCTCCCTTATACAGGTTGCGTCGTCTAGGAACATACGTAGGGTCATACCAGGGACCATCCACCCGAGTCTCGTCTTTAAGTACGTAAAAAGCGAGTCCGCCTTGAACAATAGAATTATTAGACTCGGGGAGGAATGTGATGTCGCGCATGTCCTGGAACCTACAGCTGAAAATAGTGAGCATCGTATCCTTCTTTTGAGCCTCTGCAAGAATGATACGGCATTGGTAGTGAAGTTTGCCCTTGTTTGCACCTTTTTCAAGCTGAAAACACCACTGTTTAGAAAATTCGTCTAAAACTTCACGTATACGCGAGACTTCAGGTAGTTCCATGAAATTGCAGCTTACGGTGACGGACCAGAACTTAAGGGGCTTTGTCATTTTTTTTTACATTCTAAGGAAGAAAAAAAAATACAGGCGCCTATCGGCGCGGATGGGTGCCTGCGGCGCTTTTGTTTTTTTAATGCTCGAGTAGCGAAAATTTGGAAAAAAACCTAAGCATCCTCATAATACATTTGTGCATTCCATTCAGACGATACGCCAGTATCCAGTAAATCTGGAGCACTGCCGTCAAGTTTACAATATCCCACAGCAATTAATGGTCCAAAATTGTTCGGGACGGTATCTATACCACCGCCGGTGGTTATAGAAGAAAACTTCAAACGTTTATTCTTACATTTAACAGACATTTTCCAATACTTATATGAGAACTGTGTCTGTACCGGAACGGTCGTAGCGTCCGGAGACAGGCCAGTATTCCAAAGACCGGGGAAGGTGATATTGCATCGTCGCTCCCCATGTAGGGTAATCAAATCGCGATTTACGGGGAGGAAATAACTTCTGACATCACCATCGAAGGGCCGAACATTGGTTCCGTCACGCATCATTCCCCCTAGCCATTGCGAAGCATTTGCAATCGCTGCTGAACCATCTGCATATCCCTTTACGGAGAAAACGAACACTCGCACACCAATCCTAGATCTGGTGAACGCTCCGTTAAATCTGATGTTTAGAAGGCCTTTAAGGGTCAGGGCCTTCATCGTAACCTCGTTACCGACTCGCTGACCTTCTGCAGTACCCTGAGTCATGGATGGGATAACTCTACGTAAATCTCCCTGACTAATATTGCTATTATGGAGAATAAGGCCAGAATTGGTGCTAACCTGCTTGTCCTCCTTCGTAGAGTGCATAAGACTCTTAACCTGCTTGACTTCGAGCTTATTGAGTCCTCCTCGTTTTCTACCACGGGCGCGGTTTTTTCGTTTGGCATAGGCCATGAGCTTTTTTTTTTGGCTTGCACACACAAAAAAATTCTGGTCGAACGACTACCTCACCGAAAGCTTTCCGCGGATTTTTGGCGTTCTCACTGTC